GAGAAGGCTATGAGCTAGTACGACAGGACGAATATCCCGATTTTGAGTCCCCGGTAATTGAATCAGGTAGATATGAAGGTGTGTTTGGCGTGGGTGGATTGATGCTCGCACGAATACCAGTTGAAACAGTACAGGAACGCGCTGAGTATTTTTCTCAACGTAACGCGGACCAGATCGAAGCTGTTGAAAGTGATATGCTGCGAGAAAACGCTCATCCAACTATGACAATCGGCAAACCCGAGCGTCAAAGTCGTGTAACTTTTGGCGGCCCCAAGAAATAGGGCCGCACTGAACGAGGAACTAACTCATGGCAAATCAAGATACTGCCTTTGGTCTTCGTCCTATTGGCCTTAACGGGGCAAGTGCTAACACTACAGGCGTTACGCAATATGAAATTGCGAGCGACAACACTAATGCAATTTTCCAGTATTCTCCGGTGATCCCGTTGGCTGCTGGTGTGATTGACATTGTTGGCGCAGCTAATGGTGGAACAGTGCCTGCTCTTGGGGTTTTTATGGGCGTAGAGTATGTTGATAGCTCTACAAAGAAGACTGTGTTTAAAAACTTTTGGCCCGGCTCTAACAACGTTAGTGTAGACACTAACTTCCCTGTTAAAGCTTTTGTTGCTGATAACCCTAACCAATTGTTCATGATTGCTGCGGATGCAAGCGTCACTAACCGGGCAACCGCGTTGGCTGATGTTTTTTCCAACTGCTCCTTGGCAAATGGTACTTCAGGGTCTACCAACACAGGCCGATCCACTGCTGAACTAGATATTTCAACCGCAGCTACAACAGCAACGCTGTTTATGCGTATTGTCGGGTTGTCTACAGATGACGCCAACCTTGATTATGATGCGGCTGGAGTGAACTTCGTAGTTCGGTTTAACTTCCACTTCAACTCACCAGCGTCAGCTTCAGCGTCTCAGACGACTGCTGACTCCACTGGCATTTAAGGGAGATTGAGTAATGGCTATTTCTCGCGCACAACTGGCGAAGGAGCTTGAGCCCGGACTGAATGCTCTCTTCGGCCTTGAGTATGATCGCTATGAGCAAGAGCATTCTGAGATTTTTGAAGAAGAAACCTCAGACCGTGCTTTTGAAGAAGAAGTAATGCTATCTGGCTTTGGCAATGCGCCTGTTAAGTCAGAGGGTGGTGCAATTACGTTTGATGACGCGCAGGAAACTTTTACTGCACGTTATACTCACGAAACAATTGCTCTTGCCTTTAGCATCACGGAAGAGGCAATTGAAGACAATCTTTATGATCGTCTGGCGTCTCGCTACACCCGTGCCTTGGCACGATCTATGTCACAAACTAAGCAGATCAAAGCAGCGTCCATTTTGAACAATGCTTTTGATACTACTTTCCCCGTAGGGGACGGTGCTGCTTTGTGTTCAGCCGCTCACCCGTCTCTGTCGGGTAACCAGCGAAACCTTTTGTCTACTGCTGCGGATCTCAATGAGACTTCGCTGGAGCAGATGATGATTGATATCGCAGGTTTCACCGATGAGCGTGGCTTGAAGATTGCTGTTCGTGGCATGAAGCTGATTATCCCGAAAGAACTGCAATTTATTGCAGAAAGAGTTATCAACTCTAACCTTCGCTCGGGAACAGCGGACAACGACACCAACGCAATGAAGTCTATGGGAATGCTCCCTGACGGCGCTGTCGTAAACCACTTTTTGACCGACACAGATGCATTCTTCATTAAGACTGATGCACCTAACGGCTTTAAGTTGTTTAACCGTAGCCCGATCAAGACTGCCATGGAAGGTGACTTTGACACTGGCAACATGCGCTTTAAGGCGCGTGAGCGTTACAGTTTCGGAGTTTCTGACTGGCGTTGTGTGTTTGGCACCCCAGGTGCTTAAAAACTAGAGCCGCCTTCGGGCGGCTTTTTCCTGACTAATTGTTCCACGTAGAACATTAGACACTAGCCAAGACAGGAGACAGACATGGCTAATACTACTTTCACAGGACCCGTCCGTTCTGAGAGCACGTTTAAATCTGTAAGCAAAAATGCTACTACCGGCACGATTACAGAAGTTGCCACCCTTGGCGACGGTCCCGTAAGTCTTGCTGACGCTGATGTAACCTTAACAAATGCCACCCATAGTGGACGGATTCTATTAGTTCCAGATGGCGGTCAAGACAACACCTACACGTTGCCTGCGCCGATTGCAGGATCAGTGTTTCGGTTTGTTTACGCGGGCGGTGCAGCAGATGCCACTGACGCAATCATTGTCACTCCAGGCAACACCAACTTTTACATAGGCGGTGTAACTTTCTTGGATACGGACAATGAAGTTAGCGCAGTGTTTTCTGACGGTAACTCAAACAGCAGCATTCAAATAAATGTTCCTGCGGGCTTTGACGTAACTATTATTGGCCTAAACACCACCAATTATCAGATTTTTGGCACTGTGACGGGCGCGACAGCACCCACGTTTGCTGATCAATAATCTAAGAGGGGGTCTTGGCCCCCATTTTTGGAGGTTTTTATGGCTGATGCAGTAACGTCACAAACGCTAATCGATGGCCCTAAACATGCCGTCATGAAGTTCACGAACGTTTCGGATGGAACGGGTGAAAGTGCGGTCGTAAAAGTAGATGTTTCTGCTTTGGCAGCTAGTGCAGACGGTGACACCTGCAACGAAGTTGTTATCGAACGAATCTGGTGGCAGTGCATAGGTATGAAGGTCAAAATCTTTTTTGACGCTACTTCAGATGCTTTTTGTATAGAGCTTGGTGAAAACCAAAGCGGCGACCATGACTACACGTCGTTTGGTGGCCTGACAAACAATGCAGGTAGCGGAAAAACTGGAGATGTGGCCTTTACTACTGTGGGCCATAGCAGTGCTGACACTTACACGATTATTTTGTACATGCGGAAGAAGTTTGCTTGATATGGCTACTACCAAGGATGTTACAAGACTACCTTCAGGTCGTTTGAAATACCGGGGTGAGACTTTTTCAGGCTACAACAAGCCGAAAAAGACCCCCGGTAAATCAAAGAAAAGTGCCGTTTTGACCAAAAAAGGCAATGAAGTAAAGCTTGTTCGTTTTGGTGACCCAAACATGTCGATCAAAAAATCGCAACCGGGACGTAGAAGCAATTTTAGGGCGCGTCACAATTGTGATACGGCAAAAGACAAGTTTACTCCTCGTTATTGGTCTTGTAAGGCTTGGTAAAGATGGAGATTCAAGAAATTCTTGCTCGAATAGAGCGTCATGAAGCAGAGTGCAATTTGCGATACGCGCGGATCGAAGAGCGATTAGAAGATCAAAAAGAGTTGATATCTAAAAACTCTACCTCTTTAGAGCGTTTGGATCTAAAGGTTTGGGGTTTAGCTGTTTTGATTATAACAACGCCGTTTGCGGCTAAATTTTTGGGGTGAAGTATGCAAGCTTGTGGTTCAAGGGTTAAAACAGGCCCTAAAAAAGCTAAGGTTCAAGTCACCTATATGCGTAAAGGGGGCGCTGCTTCCAAGAAAAGTAAAGGAAGCAAGATATGCCCAGAGGGTAAAGCGTGGGCCAAGCGAACTTTTGATACATATCCGTCTGCGTATGCTAATTTAGCCGCAAGTAAATATTGTAAAGACCCTAACTACGCCAAAAAAGCCAAAGGTGGTAAGCGAAGAGGTCGATAGGAGTTTGAAATGTCAGAACTTACTGTTGCACAAAAAAGAAAAATGATAGCTGAGTTGAAAAAAGCCTCAAAATTACATGCCTCTCAGGCGGTGAGGTTAGAAAAAACGTTACCTAAAGCAAAGACAACCCGGAAAAAGCCTTAATGGGCGAGCTACAGGATTGGTTGGACAAAAAATGGGTCCGAATTGATACGGAGGGCAACATTGTTGGTGAATGTGGCACCTCCAAAAACAAAAAAATGCCTGACAGGTGTTTGCCCGAGGCAAAAGCACGTAGTTTAAGCAAGGCAGAACGTGCGGCTACAGCACGTAAAAAGAAACGAGAGGGCGCTGAAGGGAAGAAAGTTGTGGCTAACACAAAAGCGGCCAAAGTCCGTAAAGCAGCAGGTGGCGGAGAAATTCGTAAAAACCATAGGGGGTGTGGTGCGGTGATGCCTAATCGTCGAAAACGCACTCGTTACACATAGGAGGCTTAAAATGCCTGGAAGTAGAGTAAATCTTGGAATGGGTCAGCCCGGACGCAAAAAAAAGGCTAAGGGTAGAGCAGCTAAAAAGGCTAAAGGTAGTGCGGTCAAAAAAGCGAAAGGCGGCGCTATGATGGAGCCCCCCGGTATGAAAGGCGGTGGTGGAGTTGAAGATTCCACACTACCGAAGGGTAAATTTAAAAGTGGCGGTGGGGTTGGGAAACGAGGTCTGAAAAAAGTTCCCGCATCGAATCCGGGGCTTGAAAAGCTGCCGGAAAAAGCGCGAAACAACATGGGCTATATGAACCAAGGCGGCGCGGCCAAGAAAGCAAAAGGTGCCGCTATGATGAAGCCTCCGCCCAAGATGACTAAGGGCGGCTCTGTGTACAAAAAAGGTAAAAAATCCGGCCCGAAGCCTTAATTGTGTCGTATGTAATCAGCAATATCCCATATTTTAAATGTTGGGTACGCAAAGAATTTACGTGTAACCATGACCGGTATCATGGGGAATTTTTACACGCTCTTGCTATTGCTGTTAACACCATACCAGACCGCTCTTTAAGTTTTCAGGTCGTTTTTACCGGCATAACGTGCAGTTCTGACGGAGTGGAAGAAAACGTTCACGGAGGGGCAATGTGGGCAAGGATGCCTATTCAAGCTCTGGTAGCGGATCGACCCATGGAAGAATGGCCAGAAAGGATGGAAGATCATCTTTGCCAGCCTTGGGACTGTGAAGCCCGTGATCACAGCGTTGTTGTGCTTGATCGGGTTAGTTCTAGCCCGTGGATTGCCAAGATAGATCATGAGTTCCATGAAGCCCGTTACATTTTGACGGTGGATTACACCGGCAACAGCATTGCCGACTCCCCGGATCAGCATAAGCAGAGCCACCTTTTATATCTGACAGACGGGCCGTGGGAGGGTAATATAGTTGCCTTGCCCAATAACCGCGCTCGTGCCACGTCGCCTGCTTTGTGGAATACGGGGGAAGGGGCACCGGATTTCAGACCTTCTCAGTATTTGCACTCTGCGGAAGGCCATAGTAGCTATACAGATCCTAATGTAACATTTGACAATCTGTACTCAGAAGGGGTGGAAGACTATGACATATGAGGGGTCTAAAAAATGACCACGTCAGGTTCCACAGATTTTGAGCTTGATGTAAGCGATTACATCGAAGAGGCTTTTGAGCGGTGCGGCTTGGAAGTTCGCACAGGCTATGACCTTAAAACTGCCCGAAGATCGTTGAATTTGATGCTTGCGGAGTGGGCTAACAGGGGCCTGAACCAGTGGACGATTGAGCAGACTACGGTGACCCTGACGCAGGGCACAGGCTCTTACAACCTTGGAACGTCCACGATTGACGTTCTTAGCGCCGTTTTACGCCGTAGCACCACAGATTTCAGTCTAGAGCGCATCAGTCGTAGTGATTTTATCAATATCCCCACAAAAACCACGCAGGCGAGGCCCTCACAGTTTTTTGTAGATCGTCAGATAAACCCGGTGTTGAAGATCTGGCCGGTGCCAGAAAACAGCACAGATACCATTCTTATTGACAAACTGGTTCGCATGGATGACGGGGACGCCTACACAAACACCATGGACGTGCCTTTCAGGTTCTACCCGTGTTTGGCGGCGGGTCTTGCTTACTACATTGCAGTAAAAAGAGCCCCGGATAGGGTGCAGATGTTGAAATCTATTTACGAAGAAGAATTTAACCGTGCTGCTGCGGAAGACATAGACCGTGCGGCGTTTAACATCCAGCCTTCTATGGCGTATACAAGGCTCTAGTCATGGGACGTTTTGCTACAGGAAAGTTTGCCTACGGCATTTCTGACCGCTCTGGACAGCGTTATAAGCTTAACCGGATGAAAAAAGAGTGGAATGGCTTGTTGGTAGGCCCGGATGAATATGATCCCAAACAGCCTCAACTGGAGCCTCGACGCAAAGCAGTAGATCCCCAAGCTTTGATGGACCCTCGTCCAAACGTGCCCGAGCCTTACAATATTTATGTTGGGGTTCCTAATGTCCAGCAAAAAGATTTTAGGCCAACGGTTGCTTATGGGGTTGTTGGAACGGTTACGGTGAGTGCGTCATGAGTTTTACATTTTCTAGCTTAAAACAAGCGATCCAAGATTATTCAGAGAATGACGAGACTACTTTTGTCAATAACCTTGATATTTTTATAAAAAATACAGAAGAAAGAATTCTTAAAAACATCCAATTAAGTTTGTTTCGGAAGAATGCTTCGGGCACTTTGACCAGTTCAAACCAGTTTTTGAACTGTCCCACTGATTTTTTAGCGCCTTTATCGCTCTCTTTCACCAACGCCAGCAGCGAAAAAGTGTTTTTGGAGTTCAAAGACGCTGATTTTGTACAAACTTTTGCCCCGAATAGCTCTACAACGGGCACACCAAAGTATTACGCGGTCTTTGATATTACTAATTTTATTATAGGGCCGACACCCAACTCGTCTTTTGCGGTAGAACTTAATTATTTTTTTAGACCCGCTAGTTTGACGGCGGGGGCTAGTTCTGGAACTACCTGGTTAAGTGAAAACGCTCCTATGACTATGTTGTATGGGTGTTTGGTAGAAGCGTACACCTTTATGAAAGGGGAGCCAGACGTTCTTCAAAACTACCAACAACAGTTTATGCAAGGGTTACAGGGCCTCAAGTTGTTTGGAGAGTCTAAAGAGGTGACGGATCAATATCGAACGGGCATGGTCATACGGCCTAAACAATGAACGCTGATGCAGGAAAATTAGAAGTTGGCTCCGTCATGGTAGAAACCACTAACAATCGTGGGTTTACGCCAGAAGAGGTGGCCGAGCGTTGTTTGAACCGGATAGTTCGTGTTTCAGAGGACGCTCCCCCGGTAATTAAAGACCAAGCTTTGGCTTACAAAAGGCAGCTTCGGGAAGTATTGTTACATTACATGAATGAAGCGATTAAAAGTGACAGAACCACCGTATATAATGCTTTGATACATGCGGGTCACAAAGACTTGGCAGATGCAATTAGGAGACTTTAGCGATGGCGTTTAGTGGAAATTTCATGTGTACGTCCTTCAAAAAAGAGCTATTGGAGGGGGTTCATAACTTCAAAAACTCGGGTGGTAACACATTCAAATTGGCCATGTACACTAACAGCGCCAGTTTTACGGCTGCTACAACGGCTTATACAACCAGTAATGAAATCAGTGGAACAGGTTATACGGCGGGAGGAGGCACTTTAACCAGGGTAGACCCTACCACCTCTAGCACCACGGCTTTCACAGATTTTTCAGACCTGACATTTAGCTCTTCGTCACTTACAGCGAGAGGTGCCTTGATATATAACGATAGTGCAAGTGGTGATCCCACCGTGGTCGTTTTGGATTTTGGTGCTGATAAATCGTCCAGTTCGGGTGATTTTACTATTGTTTTCCCTGCCGCTGACGCAAGTAATGCGATTATTCGCATAGCATAAAATGTCTGACGTAATCGTCCCTTTAACAGGCTGGGGCCGAGGAGGCTGGAATAGCCTTGCTTGGGGCGAAGGCAGCATCACTAATGCCGGTGCGACAGGTGCGGTAGGTTCTGTCACAGCCACCGGTGACGCAAATGTCTCTGTTACGGGTCTTGCCGCTACAGGTGCGGTAGGTTCTGTTTCTGTCACTACGGATGTAAATCTTTCCGTTACAGGTCTTGCCGCAACCGGTGCTGTCGGTTCTGTCACCGTCAATGCCGCCGCAAATGTTTCTGTCACCGGACTTTCTGCCACGGGTTCACCGGGCTCTGTTACGGTCACAGGCGATGTAAATGCGTCTGTCACGGGCATTGCCGCCACAGGTGCGGTAGGGTCTGTCACCATATCGGAGGGCACAGGCGCAAATGTAGAGGTAACGGGTCTTGCCGCTACAGGAGAGGTCACAAATGTTTTGGTTTGGGGTAGAATTATTCCATCTCAAACACCGGAGTGGGCCGCCGTGAGTCCATCTCAAACACCTAATTATTCGGGGGTCACGCCGTCGCAGTCGCCTAGCTACACGGTAGTTACACCGTCGCAAGCCCCTAGTTGGTCAAATATAACGCCGTCGCAAAGCCCTAATTACGAGGACATTGCAGCCTAAAAGGACTGAAAAATGGCTAGTACATATACAACTAATCTTGGTATTGAAAAGATTGGAACTGGCGAGCAGTCAGGGACATGGGGCGATACCACAAACACCAACTTTGACATCCTAGATGAAGCAGTTAATGGGATTATCTCAATCACGCTTTCGTCTGCGGGAAGCTCTGGGTCTCCTACAGCCCTGCCTATAACGGATGGTGCCTCATCCAACGGTAGAAACAAGTTTATTGAGTTTGTGGATGGCGGGGATTTGGGCGGCACGGCGTATGTGCAACTTACGCCAAATGACGCTGAAAAAGTCGTTCACATCCGCAACAGCCTATCTAGTAGCCGGTCAGTCATTGTTTTTCAGGGCACCTATAACGCATCTAATGACTTTGAGATTGTAAATGGCGCAGATGTTCTGCTGAAGTTTAATGGTGGCGGATCGGGTGCCACAGTTACTGATGTTAATGTTGATCTTACTGTGACTGGGCTTACGGCCACCACTGCAAACGCTACTACCGTTGATACAACTAATCTTGAAGTTACCAATATAAAAGCCAAGGACGGGACCTCTGCGGGTTCTATTGCCGATTCCACAGGGGTAGTGACTATAGCAAGTGCGGTATTAACCACGGCTGATATTAACGGAGGCACCGCGGACAATGTGACTATTGGAGGCTCTACCGCCGCGGTAGGAACATTTACGACAGCCAACGCGACAACGGTTGACACCACCAACATTGAAGTTACCAACATCAAAGCTAAAGACGGTACATCTGCGGGTTCTATTGCCGACTCTACCGGTGTGGTTACTCTCGCAAGCTCTGTGCTTACAACCACCGATATCAATGGCGGAACTATTGATGGTGCTGTCATTGGAGGCGCTTCTGCCGCTGCAATTACGGCCACAACCATTACAGGCACCACCATAACCGCCAGTACGGCGGTGGTCCCAGACGCTAGTGATGGCGCAACACTAGGATCAACCTCCCTGGAGTGGTCTGATCTTTACCTTGCAGACGGTGCCGTTGTGTATTTTGGGGATGACCAAGACATCACGTTGACGCACGTTGCAGACACGGGTCTTACACTAAAACACGCCAATACCGGAGACGATAAGTTCCCTACCTTCTTGTTAGCCACCGGCGATACAGATATTGCCGCAAATGACAAGCTGGGTGTAATTAACTTTCAGGCTCCCGATGAGGGCGCAGGCACAGACGCGATACTGGTTGCCGCGGGCATAGAAGCTGTATCTGAGGGTGATTTTAGCGCCTCAAGCAACGCTACCTCACTTGTATTCAAAACAGGCGCAAGTGAAGCCGCCGCTGAAAAAATGCGCGTTGATAGCTCTGGTAACGTCTCCATTGGCTCATCTTCAAACCATTCTGGCGCAAGAGTGGTTATTAACGATACCCGTGATAATGGCGGCGATAACCCTGGGCCGCCAACCAGTTTTGGTGCGCCAATATTGCAGATCGGACAAGAAACCTTTACGAGTAGCGGGCTGTACTCTATTGGTTTTGGGTATACAGCTTCAGGCTCCGATAACCCGCCCGTAGAAATTGCTGCCGTTACTACAACGGATGGTGGTAGCACTAAAGCAGATATTGTTTTTGGTACAAGAAGTAGTACGGGTAACGTGGCTGTTACAGAACGTATGCGTCTTGATACCTCTGGTGGTTTGCTCGTTAACACTACTAGTACACAGGGAGGTCATAAGTTTTCTGTGTTGGGTGCCGGTAGTGCTAGTTCCGTTTTTAGAAGAGATACCAATGATGGTGCTGTCATAAATTTTATGAGGGCTAGTAGCTTTGTTGGGTCTATTTCAGTTGCCTCATCAAGCACCGCATTTAACACTTCCTCAGACCAACGCCTCAAAGAAAATATCGTAGACGCACCAGCAGGTAACATTGATGGTATCCGTGTACGTTCGTTTGATTGGAAGGTCGATGGCTCACATCAACCTTACGGCATGGTTGCACAAGAACTTGTTGACGTAGCGCCTGAAGTAGTGACGCAAGGTGAAAATGAAGACGATATGTGGCAAATAGACTACAGCAAATTAGTTCCAATGATGATCAAAGAAATACAGGACTTAAAAGCCGAAGTAGCGGTATTAAAGGAAGCATAAACTATGGCACACACATGGACTATCTCCGATATGGATTATGTGATCTCGTCGGGCGGAAAAACTAATGTAGTCACGCAGGTGCATTGGCGATGCACCAAAACCGTGGGCGATCACACAGGATCACAGTATGGCTCTGTGGGGCTTGCGGCTGTTGGTGACACATTTGTTGAGTGGGCTGATATCACGGAAGCAACTGCTATTGGTTGGGCTAAGTCGGCTTTAGGCGCTGATGAAGTGAGTGCCATTGAGGCCGGTATTGATGCACAGATTGCAGAAGAGGCCAACCCCACGACAGGCGAAGGCGTTCCGTGGTCATCAAGCTAGAGCTTAGTGTAGAAGAGGTTAATTCTGTGCTACAGGTTTTAGGTGAGATGCCTACCAAATCAGGAGCATGGCCCTTGGTTGTCAAAATCAAAGAGCAGGCTGAAAGTCAGGTCGAGCCCGAAGTTCAAAGCGATGACTAATGGACCCACTTTCTCTAATTGCTATGGCGTCCACAACTTTCAAGGGCATCCAGACCCTAGTCAGCAAAGGCGCGGAGATAGAGCATGTGGCCCAAAAGTTGGGCGCATGGTATGGCTATGCTTCTGATCTTAGAGAAGCAGAAAAAGAGGCAGAATCGCCTGGGATTTTTAAAAAGTTGTTTGATGGGAATACTATTGAACAACAAGCACTTAACAGTGTTATAGCCAAAAAAAAATTAGAGGAGCAGGAAAAACAAATACGTGAGCTAATAGTCTGGACCTATGGTGTTGAAACCTACCAAGAAATGATACTTCTTCGTAGGAAAATCAAGGCTCAACGGGAGCAAGTTATTTATCGACAACGCAGGCGTAAACGTATTTTAATGGATTCTGTTCTTCTTATAATCGGGGTTTTGGTTGCAGGAAGTGTGATTTTAGGCACAATTTCTCTCATACAAGGTGCTAAATAACGTGCCACTTACAAAATTACAATTTAGGCCGGGAATAGTTAGAGAACTGACCTCTTATGCCAATGAGGGCGGTTGGTTTAATTGCGATAAGATTCGTTTTAGGTTCGGAACGCCTGAGAAATTAGGCGGTTGGGTTAAATTATCTGCGGCCACGTACCTAGGATCGGCCCGAGCCCTCAAGCCTTTTGTAGCGTTAGACGGCAGCCACTTTAACGGTGTGGGGACACATCTTAAATATTATGTAGAAGAAGGTGGTGGCTATAACGATATTACCCCTATTAGGCTGACCACCTCTGCGGGGGATGTGACTTTTTCAGCCACCAACGGCTCCTCTACCATCACTGTATCGGACACGGCCCACGGCGCAATTGTTAATGATTTTGTTACTTTTAGTGGCGCGGCATCTCTCGGGGGTAACATTACGGCAGCTGTCCTCAACCAAGAGTACCAAATCGCCAGTATTGTTAACGACAACAGCTATACCGTTGCTGCAAAAGACACTTCCGGGACCGCTGTAAGTGCTAATAGCAGTGACACGGGTAACGGAGGAAGCTCTGTAGTTGGCGCTTACCAGATTAATACTGGTCTAGATACCACTGTAGCAGGTACAGGTTGGGGTGCGGGTTTGTGGGGCCGTGGAACGTGGGGCTCGGCGTCTTCTTTGATTGCTGTAGGGTCCACACTACGGCTGTGGAGCCATGACAATTTTGGCGAAGACTTGATCATAAATGCCCGAGATGCCGGTATTTTCTATTGGGATAAAAGCACGGGCCTGACTTCACGCGCCGTGGCAATTAGTGACCGAGCGGGTGCCGACTCTACGACGCCTACTATTGCCAAACAGGTACTGGTTTCCGATAGGGACCGGCATGTGATTGTTTTTGGGTGCGACCCTGAAAACGCTATTGGCACACAAGACCCGTTGTTGATACGTTTTTCAGATCAAGAAAACCCTCTGGTGTGGCAGTCTTTGGCCACGAATACTGCGGGTGATCTTCGTTTAGGCTCTGGATCAGAAATTGTCACGGCGGTAGAAACACGGCAACAGATCATTGTTTTTACTGACGTTTCGCTACACGCCATGCAATTTTTGGGACCGCCGTTTACGTTTGGTATCAACCTTGTGTCCGAAAACATCACGATTGTCGGGCCAAACGCCGCTAAATCGATCAACGATGCGATTTACTGGATGGGTAACGACGATTTTTACGTCTATACGGGTCGTGTTCAGACTTTGCCTTGCTCCGTCAAAGATTATGTGTTTTCTGATTTTAACGCCGCGCAAGGTGAAAAAGTTTTTGCCGCCCTCAACTCCAGTTTTAGTGAAGTTTGGTGGTTTTACCCGTCATCCGGATCTGATGAAATAGATCGCTATGTGGTTTTTGACTACCAGCAACAACTTTGGTTCTTTGGCACTATGGCCAGAACGGCGTGGGTGGACCGCGGTATTAATGATTTTCCGTTGGCCGCAGGCACAGACGGCATCTTGTATCAACATGAACTTGGCTTGAACGACGGGCAAAACGACACCGGATTGGACTCGTTTATTGAGTCTAGTCAGATTGATATTGGGGACGGCGAAAACTTCTCATTTATCCGCAGAATGATACCTGACGTAACGTTTACAGGGTCTGTTTCGGATAGTCCGTCTGTCAATTTTATCTTACAGACCCGTAATGCACCCGGAGCCGCGTACAGCACCACGTCAACTAACGGAATTACCCGCACGGCAACGGTGCCTGTGGAGCAGTTTACAGACCTTGTGCATGTTCGCCTGCGGGGCCGAAGTATGGCTTTGAAGCTGCAAAGCACCGGAGAGGACATTCAGTGGCGTTTGGGCGCACCTAGAGTTGACCTTCGCCCGGATGGCCGAAGATGAGCCGTCGCCTTGTACTACCAGAGTTCCCTAACGCCCCAGAGGCGTATAGCGCGGGGTATATGTCCGAGGTTGTGCGCTCTTTTTCCGTGTTTCTGCGCCAGTTCAACAACCCTGGAGATGCACGGCACACGGACCTTACTTTGACGAATTTGCAGCAGAATGATCACAACCTTGAGACGGGAGCCATTTTTCAGCAAGATGGTATTCTAAAGATAGTTTTGATTGACAAACCACACCCCGCGGGGCTTTCGGCAACGGGTAGCGTGGGGTCAGTAACAGTGTCAACGCCATAGGGCTTTGATACAATAATGTATTGCGATGGGATAGAACTATGAACGCAGTTGCAAACTCACAACCATATGAGGTCCCAGAGGGCGGGTTAGCGTCATTTTTGACGGCCACAGTTGGCGATTGGTCAGACGAAGCCCTGAACTCCGACACCTATTACGACATTGTAAAACCCACAGCAGAGCAACTTGCGGAGTTTGGCCGTGTTGGCGATGACGGCAGAAAAGATGATCGTATAGCGCACGTTGCCACTGGCGAAACAGTAATACCTTTAGCGGTATTTGAGGAAGATCCCAATTTAAAAGAAAGTTTGTTTCGACGTATGCGAGAAATGGGCCTTGAGCCTGAGCAATACATCGTTGGTAATGAACTTAACAGCATCAACCCTGTCACCGGTCAGCCTGAATTTATCTTTAAAAGTATT